TCAGGCAGTCAGAATAAAGCATGTCACGAGACGTGCTGTTGGTTTGGAAGCCAAAATACTTGCGATAGGCATCGTAGAACTTCGGGTCCTTAACAGTACGTCCTTTCTGGAATAGCAGTAAATCGTTGTCACCCTCTTCACGGTTTTGGATAACCGTGTTGTAAATCCGGCGGCAGGGGTCGATTCCGTTAGCCGGTAGTTTTAACAGGAGAGAGTCAATCATGGTTGGGCCGGTCGACTTCCTTTCGATAACCAAGATTATGTTCTCATAGCGGATTAACGTATCACCCAACCAGTTAGCATACGAAACCAAGTTGCTCTCGTTTATAACTGATGTGGCCGCAACCTCCAATGTCTCCGAACTAATCAGAACCATAGAGATTGCATCTCGTTGCACCGCTTCGGACGTATCAAGGCCAGCAACGTGCTTAACCTTCATCCTCTCCTGAATTTCCCCTTCTTTGTAATACCACTTGATGATATAGTTATCCTTACATATCTCAAGGTGAAGGGGTATTGTCATTCCCTCTCGTATCATTTCCGCTTCTTGAACGGTAAGAGGGGATGACAAAGAACCTGCAGTCCACTGTAGACCGAAGTCACGTAGCTGCTCTTCGTGGGTACCGCCCGCGTTCGCCATCGCCTTATACAACTCAAGGTCAGTCATACCTAGTTGGCGATGGTTAAACGGTGCGTGTATGAGTGTACGGTCACCCTCACTGTTGGTGTCTATCAAAGAGATAAGCTGCTCGCGCGTTTCCACGTCCATGAGCTTCTCATCCCAGAAATAACCACCGTGGAACATATCGTACACAAACTTCCCGTCAGGCTCGTCTCGCTTACCCGGCGTTGTAGTGAAGATGTTACCGTATGGAATCCCTTCTTGCTCTGCAATGCGACGTGCGGTGGTTGCCGCACCCAATGCAGCAGGCAACATAATTCGGATGAATTTGGTGAATGCGGTTTCATCCGAGAACAGCCGTGCAGTAGTCAGCCCACGCCCAGCGTTCAGTGCAGCCTCTGCACTGTTCTGTGCGATACAAGTAATGAGCTTGTTACCGCGTGCGTTGTAGGTAAACGCTTCGGTGTTGTCTGCATCGTCCTTAGAGGATTGCCACAAATACTTCGGTAGCGCATCCCGCATAGACTTCATTTTGGAGATGGTTTCTGTACGCAGGTCAGAGCCACGAGTCAGCAGAATCGTACGGGAGTTACGCAAAATCCGCTTAAGGTACATAATCGACTCAGCGAGTACGACTGTTTTACCTTGCTGTCGAATGAGGAGTAATGCAACGTCTATGTTGTTAAAGAACACCCACACCAAAGTAAATGAACCCCGGTGTATGCCAAACTCTGTGTGGTCGCCACCGTCCTGTGGTACACGTCCAACCTCACGATAAAAATACCATGGGTTAGTCAACATCTCATACGTGACCCTGGCTTTGGTTTCAAAGTCCAGCGTGGGGTCTTTTGGATCAATGCCAATGAGAGTTAAATCATGCAACGCTAAGCTACAATACCAATGTTTAACGCCGAGCATCTGGTGGGTATAGGCCAGTTTGAGGAAGCTCTGGTTTTCAGTATTGAGATTGTATGCTGCTTCAGGATGGTAGGCCCAGTCATTGTATCGTAATATCATGACTACACCTATTTGCACAAATTGGAAAAGAGGGGACTTACGTCCCCTTAGTTACTGTCTGATGGCACACAAGCGGCGATACGCCCAGGAGCAAATCGTCCGTAGGAGTACGGCAAATCCACTTAATCAAGATGGTCTCACCCTCCTTGACCTGGAAGTCGATCGTGAATGGAGTTACCCACTCATCCACGGTCTTCAAGTATGTCTTAGTCGACGTCACAATCTGCATGTGGGTCGGTCGCGGCGGTGCATCTTCGGTACTGCGATCGTACAACGGATAAATCGTGTCGTAGAGCGCACGAAGCCATTCGGTCTTGGTTGCGATGCCGCAGGTGATATCCAGCTTCCAGAAAGTAGTATTCTCGTAGTAGAACTTGGCGTACAAGTCCTTGCCGTATTCCGGCTTACCTTGATGGTACTCAATCAGGAAGTTATCACGCTTGTCCGTGCCTTTACTCAGCAGTGTAATGGAGAACTGCTGTGGATGAGGGTGGGGCGTGTACTGGTTGCTTACATCTGCTGCATCTACGACCACGGCCAGACGCTGGCGCGTACCGTAAAGCGTCGGATCAAACGTCGGCGCGTTCTTAGCCGGATAGACCTTATCGGTAGCCCGGAACATAGAGCCACGGTTCAAGTCCATCAGGTAGTAATCCAGGCGCCAACCACGACCTTCGTCCAGCCAACGTGGCGATACGAAGAGTTTGAGGCTGTACGCTCCACGAACCGGGTCAGTCGTCGCCGTGTATTCACGGCTGATAACGTTCCCGCGCAGGTCTTCCCCGATATACATCTCGTCGGAGGAGAGGCGGTACTTCAACAGCAGGTCAATGTCTTGACCGACTTGAGTACTGATGAAATACGTGTCATGAGCGCCGGAGTTACGCAGGCCATCCAATTGCGCACGCTGACCATCAACCATGATAGTCTCAATGCCGTGATTGTATACCAACTCGGCTTGCAGAACGAGGTCCGCTTCCGGCATGTTGATAGGCAACAACAGGCGGCGATCATCTGCAGGGTCCAGATACGAGGACTTCAGACGAATGTCACGAAGGATTTTGGCCGGCTTCTCAGCAGCCATTACCAGATTGGTAACGTAGATGTTGTAGAGCGCCACTGCCGCCACTTCACCTGTTGCTGCATAGAGAACCATGGTAACGAGCTCCCCGTTGTCAGGGGCGATTGTGCACGCTCCTGGCATGGGTCTCATCCATGGCCCATTTCCTTCTGGGTTATCGTCCACAGCCTTCATGACCGGAATGACATCACCTTGGTGGATATTGTTCTTGAAGTAGGCTGAGATGATCTCGCCGTTCTCACCAATGTTGGTGCCACGGAACAGTCTGTACCCGACCAAGTCTGGGTCAGCAAACCATTGCCGGGCGTCTACTCGCATGGTGTGCGGGTGCTTAGAGGTGTCGACGTAGATACGGAAGGTGTCGGTAAGATGGGGCGCTGCCCCACCTACCAACGAATTGGTGTTAAAGAACCGCGCCGGCTTGAACTCAACCCACTTGTAAGTGTAGTTGGTGTAGTCAACGTCAGTGACACGACGGAAGATACCCAAGTCGTAGTCAATGATGAGGTCATTAACGTTAGGCCATTCCTGACCCTTACCATCCGGCCCAGTATAAATCTCTGGCAACAGGAAAACTGTAAACCGTCGCTTATACTGAGGAATCGGTGCGCCAACACCAGGCGTTGCATGCTCTTGATTAGCCATCTTTCACCTGGAGTTTAATAAGCTTGTTGAGGTCTATTGCACTGTCGAACCACAGATCGTTTGCACGCTCTACGATGGAATAATGCAACTCCGTTAACGTAACAGGCGTCAACCCGTCGTGCGGCTGCACGTCAACATACCGTAAGTCAACCCCGTTTTTGAGCGGGTCGTAGTCAGCCAGATACTTGTAAGGCTCCAGCATCGTATCGAGTACATCCGTTGGGATGAAGCTAACGTCCGGGTCTTCAGTAGGCAAGAAGATGCCGTTGATAAGGTCATGAATGATCTTGTTCAACATGGGACTGAAGACGATGTGCTTGCCGTCGATTGGGTTGTGTTGTACCATAGGAAGTTGCGGAATCTTCGTCGTGAGGTAACCCTCGACGTGCTCGTCAACTACCTTGGCCTCGCCATGCATCGCGTAGGTGTCAAACTCGACGGTACGACGCAGTGGAACGAGTGGGTCTTCAATGATGTACGGTGCACCATTACGAACGCTGAGCAAATTAACGCCAATGTCCTCACGGAACTGCACGTCATCGCGATGACGCACTGCACCATCAGCAACGATGCGAACAACCTTATCATCACGCACGTCGAAACGATTGTTGTTGCTCAGCAACCCATTGATTACGTGGCCGTACTTCGGAGCCACGAACTCTTTTGCCTGGTTACGTGCCCTGACTGTAATCTTCGGATGGTGGTATTCTCCGCTGTAGTCGAGGTACTGTTTATTGCAGATGATAACCTGAGGCCATTTCACTACATAATCCAGACCATTGATAAGCGGTCGCCCATTCATCCAGACTTCCAACGTCATGGCTTGGAAGTGCATTATCCACGGACCTTCCTGGTCATCACGGAACGAGTTCAAAGAGAACCGCAACGTGCCGTCGTATGCATCTTCAATGAAGTCGTACGCCAAGAAGCGACTGTCACGCCAAACTGCTGGCTGACGACGGTTCAGGTCCACCTTCCAATGTACGATACCATCCTCATCAACTTGATAGGAGTTGAGGTCACCGGTAACGTCTTCCCATTCATCGGTTGGCACGCCGCTTCGCAGTGTCTGGAGGTAAAAGCGGTGGTTATAGCCCGGCTCCAGTTTATAGCCAATGGCGTTAAAGTTAATATCGAGTGTATTACTACCACGACCCTCGATTACCTCAACCATATCAGCATTTGGATTACGACAGGTCCAACGGTCGATGACTTCATCATGATCGTTGAGATAGAACCCGAGCAACTTGCCAGCTGCGTCGTACTCGTAAACAGTGGAGTTAGCCTTAAGCAGTGGCGGAAGCTCCGCGTACTTAACCCCATTGTCGGTGATGACTTTGGTAGGCGTATCCGCTGCATACTTGGACACGGCGTTGTAGCCATAAGCACGTGACGCCAGCTCACGATTGATCTTCGTGGCCATGGATGACATCAGTCGCACATACGCACTCATTTCCAAGTGCTCTGCACGCCATTCAGGCATCACCGCGTTAACGCCACTCATCGCCTGAACGATACCAGCATCATTAAGCTTATACAGCTCATGAATGCGATTGGTTTCGTAGGTCAGAGGACGAGTCATGCCGCTACGACGCATGAAGAGACGCAGGGTAAGGTCATCTTCATCAGCCCACTCACCACCCGGGCGCGTGTACTTCGTGATGTTTGCAGCAGGGATTGCATAGTCACGATGCGTCAACTGTCTCAGGTCTGCGGTCTTATGC